CATTTCCATGAGGAGATATGTGAGACGCTATATAAACGATTGTATGATGTGTTGTCCCCTACGAGACTATGTGTGACATGTTTGTATGCACGTCGAGGTGGTATAGATATCAATCCTGTTAGAGCGACTGATTATCCCTTGATATTCCAAGAGGCTCGTGATCTGGGTGACGAGAATGTGATGCACGTCAAGACTGCCAAGCAATAGAGACAAAAAAAAACGACTCTCCAGCATCACCTGTAAGAGTCGAAAAAAGTTTTTTATCGCCGTATGTATCATTTCAACGGCTTGTTGAGACATCTGTGCCGATCTATCCGAGATACACTGACTTAACGTTGTCGCCTTGCGACGCAAACGATTCACCAAGACCTTTAACGACAATGACGTGGTAATAAAGATCCGCACCAAAGATGTTGTCAACAACACCATAACGCGTAAGCAAGCCTACACGTGGAGCAAAATCATTAGGACCAACAGTCCTCTGCACCATCACGGGGATGTATGGACAGTAGATGATACCTGTGTCGTAAAACTCAGGTCCCTTGTATCCAAGCAGAATGTACTCAAGGCGTTCGGAGCGCTTATTGTCTTCGAACTGTGCCTCTGTACGAGTGTCGCGGTAGACGTTGAACCTGCCACCAAGATTACCTACGCGAGCGATCCCAACTGGTTGGGTGTTCACGTTACCTTGAACTTGCATCCACTGAAATTCAGGGAGCATCTCAAGAATCGCGCATACGCGAGGTGTAGCAACTAAAAAGTTAGCAGCACCACGACGGTTGCGGATAGCGATACGATTCGCTTCAACGATAATCTTAGCATATAGGTCACGATTGCGCTCTGCCAACCAACGGCCATCTGCACTAGCAGGGCTCCAGGTGCTAACACCCTTGCCTTTACCAGCGCCAGAACCTGTGGTTTCAGCAGTAACAGCGACTTGAACCATTCTCATGAGCATTTCACGGTCGATTTCAGCCTGAATTTCATACGACATAGCGTTTGTCAATTCAGTGTCGATATCAATACCGTTCATGTTCTTAAGATCTTGTTCAAGTTCAACACTCCAACGAGCAGCAAGCCTACGAGTACCAGCTTCAACAGCGGTCTTTTCAAAAGAAACTACCATCTGTGGAATGTTGCCAGTCAATTCATAGTCTTTCAACAACTTGGCGACACCTTTGTCGTCATCCAAGAAGTCTCCAAACTCGCCTCCACCAGCAAGTCCAGAGGACTCTGCACCGGTGAAACGTGTGTCGAGCTGTTGATAACCTACTTCGTCTCCGTCAGAACCATCACCGGTTACCCCGGCTTGGGTGTTGACTTTGCCAGAAGCGTGGCCATCAATGCCATTAGCCCCAAGGGAATCTTGTTCGTACTTGTAACGCATTGCGAAAGCAAGACCAACAGGACCACTCATGGGCTGAACGCCTACGATCTCATTAGTGATAAGTTCAGGGAATGTACGACGAATCATCGGGATCAAGATCTTGGGAAGACGAGCGTCTCCGTTGGCATAGAAGTCGGTTGCTGGAGTCATTGCTCCACCTTGTCCTGCGCCACCTTGAAGTGCAGAACCGAAAACTCCACCAGGGGCGGACACGTTACTCTCTTTCAAGCACCAGCTCTCTTGGTTTTCCAAGAGAATCGCGGTGTTCAAGCGAGAGTGGTCGTCAGCGATAGCTGCGACGTTATCGGAACTGTAGTCAAGTACGGGGGCCCATTTCTCAAGAAGCACGCTTGCGCGCTCTTGGTCGATATACGATTGTGCGGGTTTTACCTGTGACATAATACTAATGTTTCCTTACACTACTCAGGCTGTATAAGCCTCAACAAAAAATTACCATTTACCAAGCTCGCCCATGTAATTGTTAAACAGGTGTGAGTCTTGGTTGTTATCGGGTTCAGTTTGATCGAGTTGCTGTTGTACACTCTCTTGTACGACCTCTTGCTTGCCGGTAACAGGACGTTCAGACAATTTTTTACTGTCAACGACCTCCTCTTTAAGCGTGGTCAGCTTCTCGGCTTCAGACTTCTCGAACATGTCCAAAGCGTATTGAAAATTTTCATTTATATATTGTGATGTTTTTCCAGTGAACAGTTTTTCTAGATGTCTCTTCTTGGTAGAAGGTAACCCAGATGTTTT